CCGGTAGCCACAAACTTGGCCGACTGACCCAACTTCATCGCGTACGACGTGGAAAGTCCACCGGACTGATCCTGAATGGTTGCACCGCCTGAGGCGGCAATCGTCCCGCCTACCGACGTGCAAAACACCGTGAAACTTGCCCCTGTATTGGGAACACCCATTACCGATGGTGCCAGTAAGTTCAGAGTGTATGACCCAACCGAGTTAAACCAGAGAAGCGCACCGATATCACCCAGAGCCAAATTACGTGAAGCCGAAATAACCTGAAACGATGAGTACCCGTTCAAGGCTTTTTGAACGAACTCAGTGGTTGCGAATGACTTACCGCTATCGAATAGCGGGGGGGTGACCCAATTCGGCCCCGTCAACATCGACGAATACTTCAGCGCACCGTCGCCCCCCTCCAGCGTCCAGCCAGCGCCATTATTCAAGCGGCGAAAGGCTGATATCGTAGATTGAGGCTGAGTGAATGGCCCAACGGCGCCATTGAGCGCAACCACCGACTGCCCGGCTTTCGCCTTGAACGTCGCCCCATTCAGCCCTGCGAGAATAGTAATGATCGCCCCTTGAGGAACGGTACTCGCGTCCGGCAAGGTGATGGTCGAATCCGATCCCCCCGGAGAAATAAGTTTCCCAACGTCTGACGCGGTCAGATCAACACTTCCCGGGTACGTCACCAGATCCGCATAACTCCCCTGCGCTCGTTGCGCAAATTCGGTAGTCGCCAACGACTTACTGCTGTCGAACTGGACCGCCGTGGGTGCAGTCGGATTATCCAAAAATACTGGCGACTTCAGAGGTGCAAAGCCGAAGGTAACGTTTTGGAACGTCAGCGGTGTGGAACCCAGTGAAATCGTCCCATCAGTCACCAGTTGCCAGATCGTGTCGGCGAGCGTTGTGCCCTGCTCGACAGAAACCAGCAGCCCAGAGGTCACCCTCAAGCTGGAGTCGGCATCTTTGGCCCGGGCCCAGACACCATTGGCTACGACATAAATCCCGTTGTCCTTCGCCTGTGTCTGGTTTTTTACCAATACCCGATCACCCGACACGACTGCAACACCATCAAGTGTTTGTGCGGAGTTCAAAACGACATTGACAGTCGTGGCCGTTCGCACAGACTGTTTTGCATCGAGCTTCGAGAGCTCATCAGCGACATAAGAAGTCACCCATGCCCGCGTTGCTTTAACTACCGAGTCATCGATCAATAGCGTTACCAGCGCCGCATTACTGGTCTCGAAAATCGACCGAATGTAAAACTCTTTCCCCGACCCCGACGTCGCCAATACCGGCTTGAAAGACTCCGGATATTTAACGATGGCGTACAAAACCCCGGTATCAGTCCAGATCCCGGCCTCTCGCACATACCAACCGCCAACATCCGGCGGAATGGTCACTTCAGCCAGCAACCAGCTCGGATTTTTCTCATCCTGGAACAGCGCATTGAGTGGCCCGCGCCACACTTCGCGCTTGAGCGCAGTGTCGGTCGCCGCCGGGTTGTAAACCGCGCCGGCGCCATCACCGACGGAAATCTGTGACAACTTGATCGGCTGACCCGCCGCTTTGCAGGCAGTTTCGTAGGCAATCCCCGCGTTGGTAAGCAGGGTGTAGTAGTCGGCCATTTAGGACCCCTGAGGATAAATAGTGGAGGTTTCGACGGCGTAGAGCCCGGCGGCCATGAAAGCCTGAGCCGAGGCTTCGAGCCCTTCGATGACAATCGGGTACACCGTGGTCAGTTCGCCGCACAGGGTGACGGCGCCGATAACGTGACTGCCGAAGGCGCTCAGGCCAACGGAGACGGTCAAGGTGTCGCGTTCGCTTTTGGCGTCGGCCAGACGTCGATCAAGACGCGCATCGATGTCTTCGCTGTAGGGCTTTTCGGTGAAGGCCCTGACGGAAAAACTGTAAGGCTGGCCGGGCGGTGTTTGCTCGTACCAGGCGCGCACTTCGGGTTGCAACTGCAAGCCTCTGGCGGCGTTTTCCAGAGCCTTTCGAGTGCCGGCTTGCCGTGCGGTGGGCCAGGCGAGTTCGACCGTCAAACGCTTTTCCGACTCGGGCGCTTCGCTGCTCCACTCGCTGACCCCGCGATCCGCACCGAGGTACGGCAGGAATGCCAGCGGTGTTTCGGCAGGGTTCATCAACTCCGGAAACGGCGGGGCAATGCGATCAAGCAATTTGCCGAAACCCCGATCCAGCGCCCTTTCCAACGCAGAGCTGTTGGCCGGCAACAAACTTGGGCGAGGTGTGTCGTCACTCATAACGTATCCACCTCGACCTCGACGCCTGTGCAAAACGGGGCCTGGAAAGCGCTGGTCACAATCGGCGCCAGCGGCTCAAGGATTTGCAGTTGCACCGCGCCGGCGCTGTGCAGCGTGTAGTCGATCCAGCTCGGGTCAACCCGCCCTTCCAGGCGATGACACGCATCGGCATACGCCTGCAACTGCTGTTGCGCGGCGACTTTGGTGAGTCCGGAATCCGGGCCTGCATTGATCTTGGCGATCACCCGGATTTTGTAGTTCTTGATTTGCGCGCCCTGCACCGTGACCAGGTCCGTTTCCGGGCGTACATCAGGCCGGGCGAAATGCTTGCGAACACCGTCAAGCAAATCGCTTGAAGCACTGCCATCGCCTTCACGGGAAAGCACGGTCACCATCACTTCGCCCGGGGCGGTCCGTCGCCCATTGCCATCCTTGACCTGCGCCGCATAGCCGTCCGGGTCGAAGGTGTAGGTGACTGTCACCACACCCGCAGCGGCGCTGTCCACTTTCACCACTGGCCGTTCGCCGAGGGTGAACACCTCCCGGCGGTACTGCATCCGCGAACCGGCTGCCGGTGCATGCGGCGCCAGGTAGTAGCGCAACCGGGCGTCATCGTCGCTTTCGAAAACCGGCGGGATGGATGGGAACGCCGCCGGGTCGCCCGGGTCCAGCAACTGACGCTCAAGACCCATGTCCGCCAGACGCGCATCGAGGTTGCTGCCCGTGGCCCACCAGGCCAGCATCTGCTTGATGCGGGCGTTGTATTTGCGCTCGTGGATTTGCAGGCGTACACAAAAGGCCTCAAGGGCCAGGGTCAGCAGCTCGCTTTCATTGTCCAGGCTGACTTTCAGTTTCGCCGCGCTCTCGGGAGAGCGGGCGCCGACGTATTCGGCAACGAAGGTCTTGAACTCTGCGAGCAGGTCCTCGAACACCTCGACGTTGACGATAGCCGGCTCGGCCAGTTGGTTCTGGCCGGGGATCAACATACTCATGCCGCTACCTCAAAGGTCTGTTGACGGTTTTTCCAGGTGCCGGCGAATCGCAACAACAACCCGGCGCCCTGTCGGCTGGCCACAATGACCTGGGGCTCGAAATCGTCGATGCCGTTGTGCTTGTTGTAGAACGCTTGGGCGGCGTGGCTTTGTGCAAGGATCAGCAGGTCGTCGCCGAGGTTTTGCCCCAGCAACTCAGTGATTTGACAGCCATACAAAGGGCGTTTCTGCCGAGTACCCAAGGGCGTGGTCAACGCCCGGGTCGCGCGCTGCACAAATTGCAGCCAGTCGTCGACGGTGGCGCCGCTGTCTCTATCGATTCCAATCATGGGAAACCCTTTATTTGGGACTGATGACGCGCCCCTGGTGGTCCACCACCGGGCCGCTCAGGTGCACACCGCCAGCGTTGAGCAACACACCGACCGCCCCCAGTTGCAACGTGACCGCCTCGGGCGTCATCACTAAACGGGCGGCGCCGATACTCAGTTCCAACGCCTGGCGAGAGCCTGTGAATGCCGCCGGGCCGTTCTGCCAGTGCAAGACATGGCTGGCGTCGTCATAGCTGCTTTCGGTGCCGTCCTGATAAAGGCGACGCGTCAGCGAAGCCTGTGTCGAGGCCGGTGGAAACTGATTGCCGTTAAGGCCAAACAGCGCGACGGACTGCCCACTGCTATCGCCACCGCCATGATTCAGCAGCAGGCATTGCTCGCCCACGGAAGGAATCCGCGACTCGCTCTGTGCCCCGGCACTCGGGTTGAAAAACCGGATGGCCGGCGTGAGCAATTCACCGTGGCTGACCTTGCAGGTATTGCTGGCCGCATCGACCTCCAGACAAACGCCGATGCGACAAAAACTGTTGGCGCGTCGGTACAGGTCTTCAAGCTCCGTCTCCATCTGCGCCAGTCGTTCGACGATCGGGCCCAGTTGCATCCGTAGCAGCGCATCAAACATGGGCTAGTCCTCCAGCGCGGTATATTGGTCAGGGTCGTCGATGTTCGACACCTCCCAGGTACGGGCAAATTTCGCAATGCCCAGCAGGTCGTCCAGCAGCGGCGGCCCGAAATACAGCGCCTGAGTAAAGGAAACGGTCCAGGCGTTGTATTCCCGGGTGTCGCGGATAAACCTGGAGGCGATGCCATCGATGTTCAGCGGCAGGTCGCATTGATCCCCCGGCAATTTCCAACGGTTGTCGGTAACCAGGTTTTTCACCTCACTGGCCAGGTCGCAGGCCGCTAGCCCGGCGGAGGGCAACACGGCTTGCAACGACACCGTCAGGACATGAGCGATGCGGCCGTTATTGGCCCGCTCGCCCGGTTCATCGTGTTCGATTGCGATCAAGACCCAGGCCTGATCGCCTGTGCCGTCGAAGTCTTGAACGCTCCCGACCTTCAAGTCGGGAAAGGCAGTGCGCAGTGCCTGAGCAATGGCTGAAACCAGCTGCGACGGTTTTTCGATAACAGCGGGCATTGATGACCTCCTGTTCCTGTAGCAACGCGAAGACCCGCGCTGCCGGTTCACTGTTGATCGGTGTGAGAGTCACGGGGCGGGACGTCACAGACGCCGATGCGCTTCGCCGCCCAGCGCTCATACAAGCCAATAGCCACGTCCGCCCCGGCCATCGCCGTCAGGCAGCCAAACGCACACGCGGTCCATATCGAGACGCCGGCGGCGTACAGCAACATGATGGCGGAGACCCCGCAGATCACGCAGGCCCCGGAGCGCAGCGCCAGGCGCCGCATCAGTGCCCAGCCACGGGCGCCTTCCTTGTCGGCGCGCCACATTTCGCCGGACACCCCGCCCACCAGGGCAAGGACGACGACAAGCCAGATCGGCATGTCCAGCAACGCTTGCTGCTCGGTTGTCATGTCACGCCTCCTTGTGCGATTGATGAGTCATGTGTGGTTTTTTCAAGCGATGTCTCGTGAAGTGCCTGACGACAGGTAGGCATTCCAAAAAGCCCGGCGCGTGCCGGGCTTTTCAAAATGCGGTCCTTCGCATTGATCGTTCGGCGCTACTGGCGCGGTACGGATCGATTCAAATTGTTTTTCCGACCGCGGTCCCTGCCCGCCGGATAACTGTTTCTGGTGCTTTACGCTGCACACCCGGGTCAGTTGCCAACCCTC